TCAATGAGGGGTTTTTTATTGGGCTCCTTTTCAAAAAAGTCCCTTACTTGTAAAATAAACTGTTGTCTCGATGGTTTGTTGTTCTGTTTTGCTTCTTCTGTGCAGACTTCCCATAACATCTCCACATTTTCTGTTGTGATAAATTCTATATTTTCACTATTATTCATATAGACAACAAGATGAAATCATTTTATATATGTATCATTACTATACATATATAAGTTCAAGAATCACAAATCCCTATTAAAGTATACTTTTCGAAATTTTTCCATATACTTGTCGTCTAAAATGTGGGTTTTAAAATAAGTGCTATTGTGACGATCCTCCAACATGTGTGCTATAAAATAGAGTGCATATACACCACATTCTGTGTCACCGTATTGATGTTCCACTGGATAATTTTGATCAAACTTGAAATGGATTGGAATTTGCAACTGGTTTCCTTGTTTTATGATTCTATCTACAAGTCGCATGATTTGACCAGGAATTTTATCTCCCGCGCTATCAAAATAGAATATTTCGCCTTTCTTGATATTCACAAACATGCTTACCCAATGGGATCCACCTTTATAGTGAGGGTCTAAGTTAAAAATCATGCCAATCTTAAATCGTTTTTTCTTTATCTCATCCGCAATGTTAAAATGGCACAATTCTTCCCATACACATTCTCCGTATAATTTATGTGTATCAAAGTCAATCGGGGATGGACCAATAAAATCAAAGCATGGATACGTCTTTTCGTATTGTTTCATGACATCTAAAATATCTGTACTTGATAACCACTCATTGGGATTTTTTTCCCATTCTTTTGGCGAAACTGGTGCAAACGATGTTTCTAATTCTTTGTTCAATTTTCCATCTACAAATTTTTGCTTTAACCAACAGGACTCCTTGTTACAGACTCCGCTTAATTTTTGATTTAGTTGGTTCCATATACTCTTATCGTCGTTGGACTCAATCTTGTCGTCAGGATGACGTGCGTTCCACAGTTCCTTCAATTTAAACAATGTCTCTCCTCCAAAGCAAGTATATTTTTTTTTATTTCCTTTTGTTTTTGGACTACATCTCAATTTGATGGTCTTCATCCGTTTTTTCATGATTTGGTTGAACCTGTTTTTTCTTTGTGTTTTCTTTTTGTGAAGAGGTTTCCTCATATGTACTGATGATATTTTTCTTTTCACTAATATCATTATTTTTCTTTTTGTTTCTAATCCCTTTATTCTTCAATAGTGGATCCTTTAGGTTGATCTCTTTTTGCACAGGAAGAACTACACTCGGGTTTTTAACGGGAAGTTTTGTGCGTTTGACTATTTTTTCGAGGGAATTTGGCTCCTTGATATGAAACAAACGCGACACGCAATTATCTACTAATGGTTGTGTTTCAACCACCAATGAAGCTAACAAGGATTCTTCTCCTAAAGAAGTTTCTTTATACTCTTCTTGAAGAATGTCACGCCTGTCAATAGATTTAAAGTAGTCTATACACATTTTAACGTAAGAATCAAATCCTTTTACAATATCAGGAAATACTTGTGGTTCAATCTCATTGTTCAATAATTGTTTTGTTAAACCAAAGATACGCTTTTTATAAAAACGTTTGTCATGCTTTTTCGGTTTATCATTTTTCTGCTTGACGTATTTTGCATATTGGTTTCTGTTCATCAGATATTCAAGTGTGATCTCGGATACCAAATCTTCGGACATTTGTTCTCTCCATACAAATTAAAAAGAGGTTTTTACTTTGTATTCTTTAAATTCGTTCTTTAAATTCGTTCTTTAAATTCGTTCTTTAAATTCGTTCATTTATTCTTTCATTCATTCTATTAAAAGATCAACAGTCACTTGGCGTCAGATTCTTCAGCTGCTGTCTCGTGTGATTCTGAAAGAGTCTATTTCCAATATTTTCAGGGTTTGGATTAAATGGGCTAAAGTATTCCTTTTCAAATAATTCTGGAAATGGCTGATCTTTGGAATAAGCCTTGTTTTCAAATTGAAACTTATATAAATCGCTGTCGCTACTTGGGACATAGACAGATTGACTACATGCTTGCAAAGCATAAATCTGATTTCTTAACTCTGATTCCACATTTATATTTGAAGAAAACCCCGACCAAGGCGCCTGCGCATTTCCAGGATTAAACACTTCGCCTACGTTATAAACTGGTTGTTGCTTCAAGGGTGTTTTCACTGGAGCTCTTGGGTCTACAATTGGCATAATAGAATACTTTGTCATGACAGGTCTAACGCTAATATAAGGCTGCAATACATGAGACGGTATATTTCTATCATAAATACGCGTATTGATTGAATTCGTTATTTGAGATGCACATTCTCGATATTCAGTCATCTTTGTTACTATTACTATTATCGAAGATTTTATTTTTATTGTATTCTACTATTCGAAATCAATATAAAGCAGTGTATAGATATTACATAGTATGTGTGGTATCTTCTGCTTGTTAAACAATACAACATTTGATCGTGGGGTCATTCAAGAACAATTTGAAAAGGGAAAACATCGAGGTCCTGAATACTCTTGTTTGCAAGCATATGGACCAAAATGTATGCTGGGGTTTCATCGTTTGGCGATCAATGGACTGAATGAAGTGTCGAATCAGCCTATCACAATTGACGATATTAGCTTAATATGTAATGGAGAAATCTATAATTATAAGCAGCTCTATTCCATGATGCAAATAGAACCTACTACACAATCAGACTGCGAAGTGATCATTCACATGTATAAAAAATACGGAATGAACCAAACCCTTCGCATGATAGATGGTGTATTTTCATTTATTCTGTACGACGCTAATATTTATGGTTCTTATTCAAAGTTATATGCTGCGAGGGATCCATTCGGTGTTCGTCCTTTGTATACGCTTTCCGGTAGTCTACATGGGTTTGCATCGGAAATGAAAATGTTGTCTCGTTTTCAGAGTGAAACCCAGGCAATTGCACATTTTACACCAGGCACGTACTCAAAGTACGTCCTTCCTTTTACTGTTTCATCGGAATGGACACTAAAGAAGAAACATGTAGTGTATCATACCATTGGTTACAACGATATGTGGACGAACGACTCTTCCTCGTCATGGATACAAGGGATCCAAGATGCGCTCTTTAGTGCTGTTAAGAAACGTGTCCTTATTACAGAAAGACCAGTTGCGTGTTTACTTTCAGGAGGGTTGGATAGCAGTTTAGTGACTGCATTGGTACAACAGTGTTGTGAGGAGCCCATTGAAACATATAGCATTGGATTAGCTGATTCTGAGGATATTGTCTATGCTCGCATGGTTGCCGAATATCTTGGTACAAAACATACCGAAGTGATATTGACAGAAGAAGAGTTTTTTCATGCGATTCCCAATGTGATTTGCGATATAGAAAGCTATGATACTACTACTGTGCGAGCCAGCATTGGAAATTATTTGCTTGGAAAATATATCTCAGAACATAGCGATGCTAAGGTTATCTTTAATGGAGATGGTTCCGATGAGCTATGTGGTGGTTATTTGTATATGCATGCTTGTCCAGATGCGCTCGAATTTGATAGAGAATGTCGACGTTTATTGCAAGATATTCATGCATTTGATGTGTTACGTTCTGACAAATGCATTTCCAGTCACGGATTGGAACCAAGAACCCCCTTTTTGGATCGAGCCTGGGTACAATATTATATGAGCCTTTCACCCACTGTACGCTTTCATCCAGGAAACAAACAGTGCGAGAAATATTTATTACGAATAGCGTTTTCAAAAGAACAATTTATTGGATCAAATGGAAAACCCTTATTGCCGGATGCAGTGCTGTGGCGGACCAAAGAAGCATTTAGTGATGGCGTTAGTAAAAAGACGCGATCTTTGTTCACTATCCTTCAAGAAAAAATTCCTCCATCTGTAACGGTAACCTATCCACATAATCCTGCAGACACAAACGAGAAACAATATTATAGGAAGTTATTTGAAGAATTGTATCCAAGGACAGAGAAGGTTGTTCCTTATTTTTGGATGCCAAACTATATTGAAGCAACAGATGCGAGTGCGAGGACTCTGCCTATTTATTCTACACTATAATGTGTTAGGTATAACAGGTTTCTTTGAATACAAAATATTTCGTGTGCAGTATATATGAGCGTTTCTTCGGTGCATCGACTACAAGATACATTTTTTAATATATTTATCTTTATAAATTACTTATTATACGGTCTTTTTTCGATTGGATTTGCTGTAAATGCTCCGCAATACCTGAATGTATTGGATACTTATGTTAAAATATATATTAGTTTGTTTCTCCTTTGGCGTTTTAATGTATTTAGAACCATCCAGTTTACAGACCTGGATCGAAAAATTATCTTTAGTGCCGGGTTGTTCTTATTTTCAACAACGGTTGTGAATCAATTGCTGTTTTCGTATTTAACGTCGGCTAAACAGTGGACTCAAAGCAAACTGTCATCGAAATCAGTCTTTTCGTAAGGTTTTTGTCCTGGACTTATGTGATCCACTGCGATTTTTCATGGTTTTCTTATAATCTGTAGATGTATAAGGTTCTTCATGGAAAAATGTTTCTATGTGTGACATAATTTTTTTGGTAATAATTTTATCTAATTCATATTCTTGTTTGTCTTTGCCAGTAAATATAAAATTATAGCTATGCATATTTTGTTTCATGGTTTCTACAAAGTGTTCCTTGTGAATACCTTCTTGCAACCAGGATGATGCAACATGACTACGTAAAAAACGTTGAATCATATCATCAAAGGATAGATCATGTGTATATGGTTTGATCTTGATGTAATATACATTATGATTGTTCATGTTTGGATAATAGGTGTCATCCAAATAACAAATTTCAGCATGTTTAGGAATATTTGCACATCGAATAAAATCTGACATGTTTTTATCGTGACTTCTTCTACAAAATTCTACCCTTTTGCCATTTACCTTGAAAGCACAAATCACGCGGGTAAATAGGGGGTAATCCAGTTTTTCATTAAAATAGGTTGTGATATAATGAGCCCATTCTTTAGGTCCTTGATTGTTTGTATAAATCATTACTGCATTGCAGGTATGATTCATTTTTTTAAGTTTTAAATATTCTAATATAGTTGTCATGTTGGGACGAATACATTCTGGGAATAGATCTAATAGGGTATTAAAGACGGATTGTTTATCAATATTCATGTCTTTACGAAGAAATATATGCAAAGCGTCCCAGAATATACCAAGTTCAACGAAATACCCAAGTGTTTCATCTAAATCAAATACTACTATTTTTTGGACCATCGCACATATATTAACAATGTTATATTATTTTATTCATATATAATATGCATAATAAATCGGTGATGCTTTTGAAACAACAAATATATAATAGCATAAGTGATAAAAGAAAACGCGCTGCTGCTATAAAAATGCAACTAATGAGAATCAGAAGATACAATTTAAATAAAGATAAAAATATGACACAGTATCGTAGTATTATTCCACTTAAAATTTATCAAACATGGCATACAAAAGATCTACCTCCGTTAATGAGTCAAGCGTCAAATGAACTCAGACGGCGACATCCTCGATTTGAATATCATCTTTTCGATGATAATGACTGTAGGCAGTTTATTGTAGATCATTTCGGGGGTGATGTCGTTGATGCATTCGATCGCCTTATTCCTGGAGCATATAAGGCTGATTTATGGCGATATTGTGTATTATATATCAACGGCGGTATGTATTTAGATATAAAATATGGTGTTATAAATGGATTTCGATTGATTCAGTTAACTCATAAAGAGCAGTGGGTATTGGACTCTGATAGAAGAGGAATTTATAATGCATTTATTGCAGTGTTGCCGAAAAATGAGACGCTCTTGCGCTGTATTCGCGAAGTTGTAAATAATGTGAAAACTAACTATTACGGGACGAATTTTTTGGAGCCTACTGGACCCCTTTTAGTAACAAAATGTTTATCAAATCAACAGAAGGAAAGAATTGAATTGCAACATTCTGTAAATCCTAATACACATAATAAGGTTATTTTATACAGGAATCGCGCTATTATGAAAATGTATGATGGATATTATTCCGAACAAGAGCAATTTAAAAAGGCTGATCACTATTCAATATTGTGGAGTGAGAGAAAAATCTATCGATCGTAAACTTTTTTTATAGACATACAGTAAGCAGATTATTTAGGAATGCATTCCCTCACTGATGCGGATTATTCGGCTATCTTACGTTATTATGACAACCCTGTTCCCAAAGAAAAACACCTACTGAAACAACGGGCGGAAGCAATCCTTGCAAAAAAATTATGTTCTTGTATTAAAAAAGTGGCTAAGCCAGACCAAGAAGCACGCGCCATCGGCATTTGTACAAGAACAGTTATTAACAAGAAGGGATTGAAGCGACTTTCCTTTCGTTGTAGAAAAAAAAAGACCATTGTTGTCACGAAACGCAATGCTGGTAAGATCCGGATTGGAAGAAAAACGGGTTTGCAAACACGCAAACGTTAACACAAATGTTGACGTTAATGTATACTTTATATTGTATCATCTATTAATAAAGAATATGTTTGATATAATTATTGTTGGTGGAGGGATTGCTGGGCTTTACTCTGCCTATACCATATTGCGAGATGCGCCTCAAACCAAGTTATTATTATTAGAAAAATATAAAAAAAAATGGTTGGGTGGTAGAATGGGAAATGAATTATTTTATGGAACACGGATTGTAAATGGTGCTGGCGTCGGTAGAAAAAGGAAAGATCGGCTATTGCTTGAATTGTTGCGCGAACTACATGTACCAGCATCAGAATTTCAGGCATCTCATCATTATTCAAAGGTAATACAACCGCCGTGTCGTGTGAAACGTGTATTTGATGAAATAAAGAAGGCGTATTCACATAGATCTTCATTAATACATGTCACATTTAAGAAATTTGCAACAGATCTTCTTGGTAGAAAAGAGTATCAACAGTTTGTTACTTGTTCTGGGTACAGTGATTATGAGCTCGCAGATGCATATGATACTCTCTATCATTACGGGTTTGATGATAACTGCACGAATTGGACTGGATTATCTATTGATTGGAAAGAATTAGTTGAGGTACTCTATAACACAATTGGGTCATCTCATATCAAGGTATCCAGTGAAGTGACAAAAGTTGAACCTGAAAATTCAGGAGGATTTCGAATATATGTCAAGGATCACAGTCTACCTTATTCGTGTAGAAAGGTGATTCTTGCTACAACTATCGTAGGCATCCGTTCTTTGGTGCCACAGAAAGACAGTTTGTATCACGAGATACACGGGCAACCTTTTTTACGAGTGTATGGTAAATTTGCTCGATCTTCGGCGAGAGAATTGGAGGAGTTGGTTCCCGGGCAAACAATCGTACCAGGTCCACTACAAAAAATAATCCCTATGAATGCTGAGAAAGGGGTCTATATGATAGCGTATTCTGACAATCAGAGTGCAACTACGTTACGCCCTTATATTGAAAATACTGAAGAGAACCGCGTATTGTTTTGTCATTTGGTGGAAGATGCGCTGGGTTTATCAAAAGGATCACTGGATCTCATTGCTATCAAAGGATTTTATTGGACAGTTGGAACTCATTATTTTGGTCCGTTAGATACTCGCGTATTTTCAACACGAGAAGAATTCCTTAAAAAAGCGCAACACCCTATGCCAGGGATGCTTATTGTAGGAGAAGCGGTTAGTTTGCACCAAGGATGGGTGGAGGGAGCCTTAGAAAGTGTGAGAAAGGTGATAACACCTTCATGGATTCACAATTAAATATAGGCTTCAATGAAGGTTGTAATGACAGCTTCGGGGATACCAGTTTTTTTTTCAAATGCAGATTTTATTTGAAGAAAAGAGCGAACATGAATGTCTCTTTTGAGAGAAGCAGAAATAGGTTTTTTCTTATAAAATTCTGTAGAATATAGTTGTAGATGATCGCACGATGGAACATAAGAAGTTGTATAGGGTATTGCATAATCATGCTCCAACCTGCCATTCTCACATATGCGCACTTGCTGATCGAAATAATGATGATGCACCAATGAATGATTGGACGTAATGCTTGCGTTGAAGTGCTTTCTTATTAAACGAGCAAAAAATATGGTTGTTTCGCGTCGAAAATAAAAATGTTTTTTAATTAAAAGATATGTATTTCCTATGATACGGTTGTCTTCCTTGTCTACCTTATCATAGTGGTCTAAATGATTCATGAATACATAGTATCGTTAATAAGTCTTTAAGTTGAAAATGCGCATATATATTATTTGCCTCCACCCCCCCACCACCTCAGCCACTTTATTTTTCGAGATAGTCCAGCGCTGATAGCAAGACCTGTTCCTGATTTGTCAGTTTCTGAAATACTAAACATTCGTCCATTTTAAATTGATAATGCTTGTGTGCAAAATTCTTGCATACTAATATAATTCCTTCTTGGTTAATTTGTATATCGCATAAGATACCACCTGATGTTAAATAGATATTTTCCGGATCAGTTATGGGGATCCATCGAAGAAAAGCACCGCACCGTAAATCGTTCATCTCATCCACATACATGTAGTATTTTAATTTTGCAAGTATCTCCTTGGTTTGCTTGACCGGAAGCTCTAATTCTTCCATCACTTGTTTTTTCATATCATTGATTTTTTGTGTGCTTGCATTGAGAAATTTTGCGTTTTCCTCATTATCTAATGCTTTTAGTAATGTGTTGATGTCCATTATCTATAACTGCAGCTATATCTAATACTATAAGTTAAAATATTATATTCAATTATTGTAATAAATATTTTCGTATTTTTTGCGTAAGTTGCTTATTTTTTTCATGTGTACCATTCTCTATTAATTTTATTGTGTCCTTTTTCAGATTGAGACGTTGATTTAACTCTTCTTGAGTAAGCTTCTTAAGAATACGCAGCTGGGTCAGTTCTTTTCTGTCCTCTGCAGAAACCTTCTCCAACTTAGGTGCTGGTC